CGCAATCAAACAGGCAATGGAAGCTCCGGTCGGTTACAAGATTATCGACTCGGACTCTTCTCAAATCGAAGCGAGGACACTCGCATGGCTAGCAGAGCAAGACGATCTCGTAGACGCTTTCGACAAAGGCGAAGACGTATACAAGATTATGGCTTCCGCTATCTACGGCAAACATATAGACGAGATCACGAAGGACGAGCGTTTTGTCGGCAAGACAACAATCCTTGGTGCAGGTTATGGCATGGGTGCGTTCAAGTTCAGGACGCAATTAAAAACCTTTGGCGTAGATTTACCACAAGAAGAATGTGATCGGATTATTAGAGTATATCGAGAGACATACCCGAAGATTCCTTTGCTCTGGCGTGCCGCAGGCGATGCGCTAAAGGCTATTGAGCAAGGTGCAACGTCCCCGCTAGGGAGGGGGCTAGCTTTAACCGTGGAGGGAAAACACGGTATCCGCCTCCCTAACGGGTTCTACATCAAGTATCCAAATTTACGACGCCAAGTCAATGAAGAAGGCCGCGATGAGTTGGTCTACGACACTAAGAAAGGACGAACCACTGTACCCAACCGTATATACGGTGGAAAAGTTGTGGAAAACGTTTGCCAAGCACTAGCAAGAATCGTGATCGGTGAGCAGATGTTGCGTATAGCTAAGAAGTACCAAGTCGTCATGACGGTACACGACGCTGTTTGCTGTGTAGTACCCGAAGATGAAGCAGATACGGCTCGTGAATACGTAGAGCTGTGTATGCGGTTACGGCCTGAGTGGGCACCAGAACTCCCGTTGGACTGCGAGTCAGGTGTCGGTGATTCATATGGAGACTGTAAATGAACCTAAATAACCCGTACTGGAGGAACCACAATACGCGAAAGATCGACCCTGAAGATGTGCTGTTGATACAAGAACTGTACAGAGAAGGACTAGGATCGCAAGAGATCGCGGACAAATTTGAAGTTTCCAGAACTCATGTCTGGAGAATTGTAAATAAAAAAGCATGGGGGCACCTAAATGTCACTGACTGAAGAAGACAAAGAACTAATAAAAGCTTTATGCCAAGAAAAAGCTGAAGGCAAAACAGATCTTACATATAGAGAAATAGGTATTAAGTTTGAACTGAAACCCCACGAAGTGCTCGAAATATGGACGGGCATGAAGTGGGATACAAGTCAGAGGCATATTTATTATGGGTAAATTACCACCAGTTGAGCGTGATCCAATCATGCCGAACGGAATAACTATAGAGTGCGCGGCTAAGTGGCACCTTTTTCTAGCAGAAGAATACGAAATGCTAGACGAAAGCGACAAAGCCAAAGCGCACCGTCAAAGGGGCGAAAGCCTAAACGCAATGCCGATGAAGGGATCTGTATCTGATGCAGAACTGGAGACGGAAATAGCAATGTGGACTGCAAAAAGAGGTAAGTCTAATGAAGACTAAAAAGCAAAAGCGCGAAGCCGCTATTAAATACATGCAAAACGCAAAGAACTACCGGATAGCGGCTGTGGCTAAACGGTTCAACATACCGTACAACACAGTATGGACGTACGATAAAAAGCTAAAAACACCTGAGAAACCGGAAGTGAAGATACACAAAGCGCCTGTGTCTATGCCGTTAGAGAGAGCGTTAAAGTTAGTGTCGGATGGCAGTTCGGCTGACTATTACGTATTGCCAAATGATGCAAAAGAATTGCAAGACCTGATTTCGCACAAGAACATGAACGCGCAAATTGGCGAGATATTCCGGTCGTGCTATCGCTATGGGGAAGTATCACACAGTGGTAAACTACGCGATGCGAAGAAAATTAAGTTCTATGCAGAGGCCGAGATCAAGCGTCTGGAGAGGCTGAATGAAGGTAAAGATTGAGATCGACTGCACTCCGCACGAGTTCCAAGAGCTGTTTGTCCCCGGTGATAGACAGCAGGAGTTCGTAGAGACCACGTACAATGCGTACGTGGATGCTCTGCAAAAGATGATGTGGACGCAGATCGACCCGCATAATTTTATAAAGACAAAGGATGACAAATGACAACGTGGTCTTACAGTAGTCTCAAGACATTTGAGCAATGCCCGAAGAAATACTTTCACCTGAAGGTAGTCAAAGATGTTAAGGACGAAGGTAGTGAGGCCACTATTTATGGACAAGAAGTGCATAAGGCGGCTGAAGACTTCATCAAGTTAGGTACACCTGTACCGGAACGATTCGCATATCTTAGAGATACGTTAGAAGCCTTAAACAAAATAGAAGGCGACAAGCGCTGCGAGATGAAGCTCGGTTTGAAGCTAACGGATGACGATTACGCACCGTGTGGCTTCTTTGATAAAGAAGTTTGGTGGCGTGGCATCGCTGACTTGGTGATTATCCAAGGTGATACCGCCTACTCCGTGGACTATAAGACCAGTAAGAGTGCTAAGTACGCGGATACTAAACAGCTAGATATAGTAGCCGCCGCACTTTTTGTTCACTTTCCACAGCTCACGAAGATCAAATCAGCTCTGTGCTTTGTGGTTAGCAACGAATTTATAAAGAAAGATCATTTTATCGAAAACCGTAACAAGTATTTCGAGACCTTTGACCCGTTGCTTGATAGACTGACGGGTGCAGAGGACTCAGGGGTTTGGAACCCCATATCTGGCCCATTGTGCCGATACTGCCCTGTAGTACACTGTGAGCATAACTCCAAACGTTGAGGACAGAGCAATGCCATACGTAAACAAGAAGCGCCCATACAAGAAAGAGTATGAGCAGTATCAAGGGTCAGAAGAACAGAAGAAGAACCGCGCTAAGCGCAACGCCGCTAGACGCAAGCTAGAAAAAGAAGGCCGCGTCAAGAAAGGCGACGGTAAAGATGTAGACCATAAGAAACCTGTTTCAAAGGGCGGGTCTAATAACAAAGGTAACCTGCGAGTAAAGAGCGCATCGGCAAACCGTTCGTTCTCTCGCAACAGCGATAGGTCAGTCAAAAAGAATGGAAGTCGTAGAAAATAAAGTCCTGACGTTACGGACACGCAATCCGCAAATCATTACGGATGCAATCAAAAAAAGCGCGGTCTTAGAGGAAGAAGCAGACGGCGTATATAAAGTGGCAATCAATTGGGGGCTGGACGAAATGCAGACCCTTGCCACTCTTCCTTTTAAGAAGCCGCCATCAACCATCGCACGCGACTACGAATGGACAGGCAAGTTCACACCGTTCGATCACCAGAAAGAAACAGCGTCGTTCCTATCGCTCCACAAGAAAGCCTTCTGTTTTAACGAGCAGGGTACAGGTAAGACAGCATCAGTAATCTGGGCGGCTGATTATCTAATGAAACTAGGCCGTGTAAAGCGCGTGCTTGTGATTTGTCCGTTATCCATTATGAAATCAGCATGGCAGCAAGACTTGTTTAAGTTTGCTATGCACCGTAGCTGTTCCGTTGCATACGGTGATAAGCGTGCGCGTAAGAAGATCATTGAAGCTGGCTCTGAGTTCGTCGTAATTAACTTTGACGGACTTAATGTAGTGAAAGAAGAGATCATGGCAGGTGGATTCGACATGATCGTGGTCGATGAAGCTAACGCTTACAAGAACCCGCAGACCAACCGTTGGAAGGTGCTGTTTAATGTAATGAAGAGATCAGAGTGGTTATGGATGCTAACAGGTACACCTGCGGCGCAGTCTCCGGTGGATGCTTACGGCCTAGCTAAGTTAGTAAACCCAATACATTGCCCTAAATATTTTGGGCAGTTCCGTGACTCCGTGATGTACAAGGTTACACAGTTTAAGTGGGTGCCAAAGCCAAAGGCGCAGGACTACATCCACAAGCTACTTCAGCCCGCCATACGGTTTGAAAAAGATCAATGTCTTGATCTACCTGAAGTTACGCACGTAGACAGAGACGCCCCACTGACCAAACAACAAGAGAAATACTACATCGAACTGAAAAAGCAGTTGATGATGGAAGCGGACGGAGAGCAAGTAACTGCGGTCAATGCGGCTACTGCTATCAACAAGCTATTACAAATATCTGGCGGTTGCGTGTACACCGATAGCCGTGAAGTAATTGAGTTCGATGTATCTAATCGACTCAAAGTCATCGAGGAAGTTATCAATGAGTCATCACACAAAGTGCTTGTCTTCGTTCCCTTTACGCACACGATTGAGCTACTACGCTCTCATCTTGAGAATAAAGGTTATTCGTGCGGGGTTATTAACGGCAAAGTTTCTGTCAACAAGCGCAGTGATATTGTTAAAGATTTTCAAGAACAGCCCACGCCTCGTGTACTCATTATTCAACCGCAAGCCGCGTCGCATGGACTCACTTTAACTGCGGCAAACACAATTATCTGGTATGCACCAGTGACCAGTGTTGAGACTTACTTGCAAGCCAATGCGCGTATTGACCGCCCCGGGCAGAAAAACGCTATGACCGTTGTGCATATCAAAGGAAGTCCAACTGAAGAACGCCTGTACAAGATGCTTCAAAACAATATTAACAATCACGCGAAGATCATCGACCTGTACAGACAAGAATTAAGTTCTTGACAAAGTCAAAAACAACACTATAGTTGTTAATGGAGTCAACCAAAAGAGGTACTAACTATGGCAACACCAGCCGACAAACTCGTGCCCGTGTACATCAAGATTCGTGATGCGATTCGTGAGAAAGAAACGGCACACAAAGAAGAAATGTCTGCTCTCAAAGAGCAATTAGAATCCATCTCCCAAGCCTTGCTAGAAGTATGCGAGGAGAATGGGCAGGATGGCTTCCGCACCCCCGAAGGAACAGTTACTCGTCGTGTTACGTCACGGTATTGGACGAGCGACTGGGAGTCTATGTACAAGACGATTAAGGAACACGACGCTCCGTATCTGCTTGAACAGAGAATCCACAATGGCAACATGAAGCAATTCCTTGAGGAAAACCCTGATGTACTACCAGCAGGGCTTCAAGCCGACCGTAAATATACCGTGCAAGTCCGTAAACCAACTTCTAAATAAGAGGTACACAATGAGCAAGCAAGTCTCAATTTTCGAAAACAATACTGGTGTAACAGTATCAACCCCACGTAAAGGCGCATTGGGCGATGTATTTGCCCCAGCTACTACGGTGTCTACCACTCGTCGTATTCAAGCGCGTAATAACGGCGACTTTGTTCGCATCATCAGTGGGCAACAAGCAGGTGATCCTGTGCGTGATGCGCTTAACGTAATTATCGTAGGCGCTCACAAAGAGGTGTCTCGTGAGTTCTATGGCTCAGAGTATGATGCCGATAACCCTACGTTACCTGACTGCTGGTCTAACAAGGGCGATGCGCCTGACGAAGGGTGCTCAAACCCACAGTCAACAGCATGTGCTTCCTGTCCGCAGAATGTAAAAGGGCCAAACAATAGACGCCCATGTAAGTTCCAACGTCGAATTGCTGTGATGGTTGAGGGTGATCCCAAGGGCACCGTGTATCAGTTAAAGATTCCATCGAAGTCATTGTTCGGTAAGGGTGTAGGTAATACGCATCCGTTTGAGAGCTACACCAAGTTCCTTGCGGGTAACGGAGAATCTCCAGACACTGTGGTTACAC